TCCTTTACACAATAAGGATTAACATTCGATTTTTGAGTTTTTTATTTTTTTTTGTTGAATGAAAACACATTTCGACTCGCGCACAGTAATCGCGGTAGAAGAAATTGTTTTTACGCATCCTTTACACAATAAGGATTAACATTCGATTTTTGAGTTTTTTATTTTTTTTGGATTTTTATTTATTTCTTAATTCAACCATGTAGATTAAACATCTACACTCTAAATTTACGAACACCAACTTTCATCATCTCCCTCCCAATCATGACAATCTCCTGAATAAGTAGCACTATACCTCTGGAATGGGGGAGTAAAATCACAGTATGCACGATCCATTACGTGCATACTTAACAGCAAATCGCGAGATGGAAACCCTCGCAATAATTGCTCAACAGTAAGACCAGCTTTCTTAGAAATCTGAACCAAATCTCTCTCATCATCTTGACTATTAGTAAACGCAGCCACCAAATTATCCATATCTTTAAATCCACCTATCTCGCACACGTAGATAAAAAACTCCTTACAGATATAATGAACAACATCATTTATACCCATATTATCATAAGCCATCCCTATGCAAGACACGGCATAATCTGCATACGTTAACCTCACATTATTTCCCCACGCAATTTTATGAATACAATCACTCAATCTCTTATACGGAAGAATATCCGGCAGTGTCACGGGCAGGTCAGCTGGTCGCTTAATAAAATACCTCTTTAAAAAAGCAGGACCAGTCACCTTAAGGCCACCAAATTCATCTGGCACACTAATAAGACTCTTATGAGTTTTTATCTTATAAATTTCCATATTAAAATGCTCTTTCACCCAATCAGCGTAACCCACTTCATTTACCATGTCAGCTATCTTATCACACACAGCAATTATATGATCATCACCATACACAATAAACTTAAGAAACCCATCCCAGAACATTTTATTTATCTCAACTGCTCGAGAAGGATGTCGAAGCATGACTCCCTCTACATATGCCCAAAACAATAAGCCAACGATCCAGGAATTACCGTGCGAAGTCTCTAAAGCACCTGAAGGCATAACTCCAATTATTATCTTCCAAACACTAGCAAAAACATGAACCAACTTAACTGACAAATTCGACCCAACCTGCTTCAAAATAGCTTTAAACAAAGCATAATCTCCCATATTAGGGTCATAATACACTGCTGTGCTAAAAGAATAAAACTCCAACAATACACGATGTAGTGTAGTATCTAAACCTCGAAAATCACCATCCATATATCGCATGCTTGGATCATCCCAGTTAAGCTCTTCGGCCAACACCTGCGCTCCACCGTGCCACCACTTAAG